ATTTCTAACAATCTTATTACAATTTGTAAGTGTCCTCAAACAGTATAAAAATATATAGCATATTTTATATATACGCCCCATCACTATGGATAGTGCAAGTACATGGAGACTAATAAACAAATATTTTGAAGACAATCCACAATGTTTAGTAAGACATCATGTGGAATCCTATAATGATTTCTTTAAAAATGGTATTTTCCGTATTATGAAGGAAAAAAATCCTGTTCGGTTGCAGACAAGGTATGATGAAACGATAAATGATTATCGTACGCAATGTTCCATGTATTTTGGTGGAAAAAATGGAGACAAAATTTATTTCGGTAAGCCAGTTATCTATGATGATAACAATGCCCACTTTATGTATCCAAACGAAGCCCGTCTACGAAATATGACCTACGGTATAACCGTTCATTATGATATCGAAGTTGAACTAACTGATATATTGGAAGAAGGTGAGAACCCAAGTGTGGTAGGTATTGATGAAAATGACATTGAGATAGCAGGTGGACTAAATGTGCCATTTGAAGGTGGTCAACCATTAAACAAACGTAAGACGAAGATTGCCGATATGGAAATGACGCCAATGGAAGCTGCGTTGGCAAAGGAAGAAACTGAGAAAACAATGATTGCACCCAATGTACAGAAGCGGACAATGACTTTAGAGAAAGTGTTTCTTGGCAGATTTCCCATCATGGTTCAGTCCGATCATTGTATTTTATCGGGTTTGCCAAAGGAGATTCGCCATACAATGGGAGAATGTTTAAACGATATTGGTGGATATTTTATTATTGATGGAAAAGAAAAAACGGTCGTTCCACAAGAGAAATTCGGCGACAATATGTTATATATTCGGGATGTTATGAATGACGACTATTTGTATTCTGCAGAAATACGTTCCGTTTCAGAAAATGTTTCCAAGCCAGTCCGTACCCTATCCGTTAAAATGGTAGCCCCATCCAATAAATTTACAAACAAAAATATAGTTGTGAACATACCTAATGTTCGTAAACCAGTTCCCTTATTTATCGTATTTAGAGCATTGGGTATCATTAGCGACAAACAAATCATAACCATGTGTTTACTCGATTTAGACAAATACGAATCTATGATAGATTTATTCATTCCATCCGTTCATGATGCGGGAGGAATACTAACTCAACGCAATGCGCTCAAATATATTGCCACACTAACAAAGGGCAAAACCGTCTCGCATGCACAAGAAATATTAGCCGACTATTTCCTGCCTCACGTAGGCGAAGTGAATTTCATTCAAAAGGCGTATTATTTGGGCTACATTGTATTCCGCATGTTATCAGTGTATACCGGTTTGGAACCACCCACTGATCGCGATAACATGAAATACAAGCGCATTGAACTCGTTGGATCATTGATGTATGATTTATTTAGCGAGTATTACACGATTCAGCAGCGCTCAATCCAGCTTGCGTTCGAGGAAAAAATCCACTACAATCAGAATTTATACGAAGACAATTTATATGGATTGATTCAACAAAATTATCCTACCATTTTCAAGGAACGACCATTGGAAGCTGGGTTCAAAAAAGCATTTAAGGGCAATTGGGGAGCGTACACTCATACAAAACGTGTAGGTGCAGTTCAAGATTTAAATCGTTTATCTCACAATGCTATGCTGAGTCATTTACGTAAAACGAATTTACCATTAGATCCAAGTGTGAAAGTTGTCGGACCTCGTGTTTTACATCATACACAATGGGGGTTTTTTGATCCAATCGATACCCCCGATGGTGGAAATATTGGGCTTCACAAACATCTCTCCATATCTGCTTATGTTTCACAGGGATATTCTAGAGAACCACTTATTGAATGGCTAAGAGAAAAAATAAGCATGAAATTATTAGAAGAAGCATCCCCTGCTATTTTATCCACTATGACAAAAGTGATAGTCAATGGATATTGGGCAGGTGCACTAGTGGATCCGATAGAAGCCGTGCAAAAAGTAAGATTGTTTCGTCGTAATGCATTATTGCCAATTTATACTAGTATAACATTTGACATCAAACAAAATACCTTGTTTTTGTACACAGATAGCGGGCGCGTATGTCGTCCTATTTTCTATAAAGATGATGAAACCGGTAAAATGTCCTTTGATAGTATCAATATTCAAAAAAAGTTAGAGGGTAAATTCACATGGAACGAATTAATCACTGGATTCAATCGCAAAAAAGATGCCACGTTTCATCCGAATCAGAATAAGATGTATGAATTGAATGAATTATATGAGGACATTGAAGTAGAAACAAACCCTGCCAAATTGAAGCGATTCTTAGAAGAAAAAGCTATTTTGGATTATATCGATACAAATGAATCAGAAGGAGCGCTTATTGCCATGAATCAGAACGATTTACAGAAGGATGCTAGAAAAATGCATACCCATATGGAAATACACGAGTCATTGATATTTGGTATGTTATCAAACATGATCAATTTCCCTGAGAACAATCCTGCTACACGTAATTCATTTTCTTGTGGGCAAAGTAAACAAGCATGTTCCATGTATCACACCAATCATCAAGTCAGGATGGACAAAACTGCGGTTGTACTCAATTTTGGCCAAACACCATTGGTGAAGTCCAGATATTTGGAGCACATTAATAACGAGGGCAACCCATATGGTGAAAATGCCATTGTTGCAGTTATGTGTTATACGGGATACAATGTAGAAGACGCAATTTTAGTGAATGAAGGTGCATTAGATCGTGGGTTATTCCAAACCACCTACTATAGTACCTACGAAACGCATGAAGAGGTGAGTAAAACAGCAGATGGAAGTAGTGAAAATACATTCATGGACATTGAAAAGGATGATACCGTGGTTGGAACCAAACCTGGTGTTGATTATAGTAAATTAGACAAACATGGATTGGTACATGAAGGCACCGAACTCAATGATAAAATTGCATTGATAGGTATTGCCCAGAGCAGTTCAACTAGTCCCGGACGGAAGGTGGATATGTCCAAAATGCCCAAAAAAGGGCAGCTTGGCATTGTCGACAAGACATTTATCACAGAAGGTGATGAAGGAACACGTATTGCAAAAGTGCGTGTTCGTGAAATCCGCATTCCTAATTTGGGCGATAAGATGGCATCTCGTGCTGGCCAAAAAGGAACAGTCGGACTGGTTATTCCTGAAGATGATATGCCATTTACAAAAGGTGGCGTGCGACCCGATCTCATCATCAATCCTCACGCTATACCTTCTCGTATGACAATTGGTCAATTTGTCGAAACGATTATGGGCAAAGCATGTGCACTTTATGGAGGATTTGGTGATTGTACTGCATTTGTAAACGATGGAACCAAAGTGGGGGTATTCGGTGAGATGCTAACTCGCGTTGGATATCATTCGAGTGGTAATGAATTGTTATATAATGGAATGACAGGCGAACAATTAGAAGCGGAGATCTTTATGGGGCCTAATTATTATATGCGTCTCAAGCATATGGTGAAAGACAAAGTGAATTATCGTGCACGCGGACCTCGTACTGCACTAACTAGACAACCAGTTAGCGGAAGAGCAAATGATGGTGGTCTACGTATAGGAGAAATGGAACGTGATGGTATTATATCTCATGGTGCATCCGAGTTTTTAAAAGACTCAATGATGGAACGTGGCGACAAGTACAAAATGGCTGTATGTAATACGACTGGAATGATGGCTATTTATAATCCCACGAAGAACATTTTTATCAGTCCTATGGCAGATGGACCGGTACAATTCAGTAATTCAGTAGATGGAACTGACATGCACATTGATACCATTACTCGCCATGGTCGTAGTTTCAGTTTAGTAAGCGTTCCATACTCACTTAAACTTCTTCTTCAGGAATTACAAGCGATAAATGTTCAAATGAGAATTATTACTGACGACAATATTGATCAAATTGCAAATATGACGTACTCGAATAATGTGAATAAACTTACATTTGATAAAACACCTGAACAAATTGTTCGACAGATCCGCGAGGAATTAACTAAGCGGGACAATAGCGCTGGTATTATGATGACCCCAGAAAGCATAGCTAGCAAGAGTGATACTCCAGATTTCCCACCACCAGGTAGTCCAGATTTCTCTCCACCAGGTAGTCCAGATTTCCCACCACCAGGTAGTCCGGATTTCCCACCACCAGGTAGTCCGGATTTCCCACCAGGTAGCCCAGCCTATGCACCAGGTAGCCCAGCCTATGCACCAGGTAGTCCAGCCTATGCACCAGGTAGTCCAGCCTATGCACCAGGTAGTCCAGCTTATGTTCCAAGTGAAAAAGAACAAGATAAATTCAATCAATTAGCAAATGAGATGAAGCAATATTCAGATTCTCCTGTATATAATCCAAATTCACCCTATGTTTCAAAATCTCCTGTATATAATCCAAATTCACCCTATGTTTCAAAATCTCCTGTATATAATCCAAATTCACCCTATGTTTCAAAATCAAGTGATAATGATACTCCGCCACCACCGAGTGGGCAAGATAGTCCCGATAGAGCTTTCGCATTAGGAGAAAACGTACATTATCGCGGCGATTTCATGCCATCGCGTTTGTGGTCTATTCGAAATATTGGGGACAATTTCATAACCATTGAGACAGATACTGTCGATGGACTAGATTCTGCAGATATGGTTCGCGTAGTCATTCCATCTGAAATTTATCGCCCAGGTGATTTTACATATAATCCAACCTCACAAACCAGTACTTCTACACCCATGCAACCCAATAATCCATCAAAAGATACAATTCATTTTGCTCCTGTAATCAATATATCTACCAACGGAACCGCTGATAATCTACCAATACAGACTGATCCAATATCAGAGATTGAAAATAACGACACTGCAGAAAACTCATTTGGTATACAACCCATTAAAGTGAAAAATACTTCTGCGATTACTGCAAACCAATCAAACACAGATACACCCACCCCTGACTTGTTTTCAGGCGGTCTCGTTATTAAAAAAATGGGTTAGTTATGTAAAAATATATATTTCATAAAATTGAATGAAGATGAAATATATAAATACATCATTATAATCTAATTATAATCTATATTTTAAGACAATATGACTAGCAATAACCAGATACTTAGTATTTATAAATCTCGTGGCAATATCATCGATATTATGGATTCATTAAACTATGTAGTGTCAGATTACAGCTCGTTTAGTATCAATGAAATTGATACCATGTACAGAAACGCCCAAATGGATATGTTGTTAACCCAATCCAAAACCGAAAAAAAAGCATACGTCAAATACTATTTAGCAGCTAAGCAACTCCGCAAGCAAAATCTCGACGATATAATTGAGGATCTATTTGTGATAGAAGGTGTCCTTACCAAAAAAGACACATTGATTATCATAACCGAAGACGAGCCAAATGATACAATTCAAACGCGCATCAAGTATTTGTATGATCATGATGGAATATTTGTTATTATTCATAGCATTAAGCGACTTCAATACAATATATTAAAGCATAAATTAGTGCCAGAATGTAGTATTTTACAAAACGAGGAGGTCGATCAACTTAAAAAAACATACAATATCAACAGTTTATCTCAACTTCCTGAAATTTCTCGTTTCGACCCACATGCTCTAGCGATGTGTTTACGACCAGGTGAGGTATGTATGTTTCAGCGAACCAGTATCACGGCAATGAAATCGCAATACTATCGTGTCTGTATCTAATCAATTCCGTAAATTCATTCTATCTTTTTTCATTGCAGGTATATTTTAGGAGCCTAGAGTATAGTATATAAGAATCAATAATGGGAAAAGGAAATTTAAACCTGGGGTTCTGTGATGCAGCCACGCCTAGGGCGGACAATTCATCAATTTGTATAAAAACAAACGGCACCGCACCAGTATGTGATGAATATTGTAAAAAAGACAATACAATTCCTGGTTGCGAGTTTTATTTTTGTCAAAATGAAGCAAATAAGAATGATGAAAAATGTACCGCATTTTGTATGAAGAATCCATCTGTCGATTATTGCATAAAACGTCAATATGAGAAATGCATGTCAAATTGCAGATCAATTGGCATTTCAGAAGATATATGTAAAACGACATGTAAGAATAATCCATCCTACGACTGGTCAACTTATGAATTCACTTCGACGGGTACAAACAATATTAACAAGGAGGGGTCAACTGTGGATTTTGACGATTCCATCTCTTTCAATTTAAAAGGAAAGATTTTTAGCACATTATCAACATACACACCATATGTGGTTAGCGAAGGATTCGAAAATGGAAAAATTACTACATCAGTTAATTCTGGTGCAAAAGAAAGATATTTGAATACAAAAATGCGATTCAATAATGAGACTAGTACTTCTTATCATTTAGGAGTCGGTATTCTAGTGGCTGGGTATTTTTTATTCAAAATGCAGAACGTTGACTAGATAAAGACATAATATAATGTCCGCCTTATATATATTATCCACATACCATGTTAAATATTCAGAAAATAAAACAAACACATGATTCTGACACATTACGTCTAAAAAATACAAACTATTTTCATAATTATGCACTTCTTACCACTGCAAACCTAACGATTGGCATTGCTATGATATTTTTACTTTATCGAAAATAGATATCTAACTCTATAATATACGTATGACTGATATTATAGATAGTGAAACTGGACTGAATGCTGAACAACTGAAACAGTTGCATTCTTCAGATAAAAATCGAAATAGATACAAACAAGAACAGACGAATGTATGGTATATTGTGAATTATGTACTATATTATCTTTATTACATACTCGTTGTCTATTTCATTACAACGCGGTTTCGTCCCTATGTTATGAACAGCATACACTTTTACAGAAACCTCGTGATATTTTTCATATTGTTGACATATCCCTATATTATTTACCCGATTCAGTTCTATTTATTTAGGATAGGTAGATATTTTTTTGCCTCGTTTTACTCGAATGTCTATACATCAGGAGAATGGTAATTCAGCTATAAAAATCTCTCGGAATAATGTAAACAAGATAAATATCAAAATAGTATGAATTCTAGAAAAAACACGAATAGTTATGAATCATTTGTTTCGGATTACCCTATTCGCGAGACATTCGATAATATAAATACTGGATTAAATATAAATAACAACCTTAGGATAATCAATGACAAATATCCAGAATTTGCAAGTTGTACAAAGAACAATGAAAAAAAATGCAGTGAAATACAAAACCAGATAAATAAATTAGAACCTATATACAGAGATTTAGACGCAAACAAAATGGCTGCATATCAAGAGTATACTGCGTGCGATACTACTATGAAGACATGTAATACATTGAAGAATGATATTACAATAACACAATCCGCATTTGATAATACCATGCGTACAGTTGACAATAAAGCATCTGCTTTAATGGCATGTAATACAAAGTCATCCGAATGTTATGTAATAGATCAGAATATAACTGATTTGGAGATGCAACTCAAAACCATACAAAAATCAGATATCAGTAATAAATATAATGATTGTAATAGTAGAGAAGCGGAAATGAAGACAAAACTCAGCAAGGCGAAAGAGAATGTTGATAAATATCGAAATGATAACAGCGAGGTGAAAAATGACACTGCAATTAAAAATGATTTGATTACATTAGAAAAGGAATGTGCGCCTTATAAAAAAAAATATAACGATGAACAGAATACAATTCTAGATTTGTCCACAAAAATCCCTGCCCAAGAAAAACGATTAAAGGAATGTAAACAATGGACTGCACGGAATTGTCCTTCTGATATGCAAACCGATTATGATACTACGGCGAAACAAATGTCGACCATGTCTCTCGAATTGAATAGAAAAAATAGCGAATATACCGACAACTGTACCGGACTAGGGGATTGTAGTATATTAAAACGTAAATCCGATCAACTGTTTCAAGAATATACAGTAGTATCTGATCAAATGGGAGAAAAACAGAAAAACCATAGCCTATGCATAGACCCAACTAAGAACGATTGTAGTAATCAATATGGTGTCATGAAAAATGCAAAATCCACGTTAATGAAAGATATTCACAAATTGTCTGATTCATTGCAAGAGGGATTTGGAGAAGAAGTAATCGATAATCTCATTCAAACCAGCGAGCAAAATCGAGATTTACGTCAAGAAATAAAAAAGACAAGCAGTGCTATATTAAAAGGGAATGGATCTATCAATATACAGAATCAAACGCCTATTAAAAATGAGTTGCAATATCGCAGCGATCAAACTATGTATACAAATATTCTTCTTACGACGGCGGCCACATCCCTACTATTTTTCTTATTTGCCCGAATAAAATAAAGAGGTATACTATACAATTTAGATAAAATGTCTCGGATTTCCTCTTATACAACAGATACACCTTATGAATTAAATCGCATAGAATCTATGGCAACAATGGATAATGTTGTACAAAATATTGAGACAATTCAAACCAAATTGGCCAAATATGAGCAAACATCTGGATCATTAAACCAAAATTATAATACTATTGTAGAAACTCGTGATGCAATTTTGGCTCATCCTGTATATTTAAAATATCCATCATTGAAAAAGAAGGATACATTAGCCGATATTATGCACAAAGATACGATAGTACAGACACATTCTAACAACAATCTTCTTATATTAAGTGGTATTGCAATTGCTACATTAATGATTGTTTCAGCAACTAGATAAAATATTTATGTATTATATAAAAAATATTTTATTATATGTCATCCACTAACAATAATAAACCTGTATTTGATTTGGGTGGTTTTTTAGAGATACAGAAGAATATTTTGTTAGGTATTGATGAATCAAATGTTTCAACTGATATTAATCTTGATGAAATTAATAATCAATTAGGGAAATTGAGCGAAGGAACAGATAATGCACAAGATCGCGCACAACAATTACTTACACAACAAGAAAGTGTCAGTACGATTTTGAAAAAGGACCATGCCGCATTGAAAACGGCAAATGCGAATTTACAGGATGATAAGATTGGTGTTCAACGTGTCAATCTATTGGAAGACAGCAAGCGCAAACGGTTGCAAGAATACAATAAAATGGCAATGATCATTATTATAATGGCTGTTCTGGTATTTGGTATTATTAATCTACAGGATATGTTTCCTTTCTTCCCCACTTGGATTTTTTCTATTTTAATTATTATAATTGGTACAATCTCAATAATACAAGTCGGTAAAATATATTATAACGTACTTAGCCGATCGCCGACGAATTTTGATCAACTCATGTTCTCTCCACCAAAAATAGATAGTCCCGAAGAAATCGTAAAAAAACAACTTGAATCGACCAAAAAAGGGGACTTAACGGGAAGCATTGTTGGAAAAACATGCTATGGATCACTATGTTGCGATGTTGGAACGATCTGGGACAATGATAAACTGAAATGTACTGAGGGATTCTCATGTGCGAATCGCAAAACAGAGTCTTTTTTGACAAACACCCCTAATGAATATGAACATTACATGAAAGTGTAAAATTATCTAGAATATTTTTGTCAGTATTATCATATAACAATATATATGAACGCGGCCAATGATAATGTAAGTTCTGATGCAATGCTCGATAGATTTAATGACAATGAGCGTACATATAACACAAAACATTCTCATCAGTTAGTAGAAGTTAAAACAATCGAAGCCCGTAATTGGTATTTATTTTACCTTTACTACTTGATCGCACTTTTATTAATTTATTTCATTGTTCGTGAGACTGCCTACAATCGATATATAAAATACGGTATAATTGCAGTTATACTAGGATATCCTTATTTGATATCGCCAATTTCAAATTGGCTAGCTTTAAAATATCAACTGATTATTCTCCTGATTCGAGGTGAAGTCGTTTCAGAACAAGTGAATATTTAGAAAAAAAACAAAATAGTTTTCTATTTTGTTTTTATGTTTGGTTTTTATGTTTGGTTTTTATGTTTTCTTGTATTTATGGTATCATACTCATTTTACAAATCATCTATATCAATGCCATCGTTATAATCAGAACCATCATCATCATCGTCATTCCCTGCATCTTCTTTTATCTTTACCCCGACCCACCCCTGTTGGCGAGCGCGACCAAACTCCTTATCCATATGCTCATGGAGATCCTTAGGACCGGGTCCACGTCCACCGTAGTTCGACATGTACCAGATATTGAATTCGTTGTTCAATTGTGTCTTCTTGATTGTGCATGATTTGTCGCGGATAACCTTGTCGTTAATGAATTCGGAAATATAATCCTGGCTCTGGCGATATTGGTTGCTCTTTTCCAAGACAATGCTGCAATCGTCCACGACTCCATTCGTTTTGAATGCAATCTCGACCAACATAGATGCAAATACTTCCTTCCATTCATCGAATTTCTCATCAATATATTTGTCTAGTTTGAATTGGTATGGTTTCTCTGGATCACCGTCTACTGGATTGTCTGTGAATAGCGACTTGAACGGAACTGCACGAATACGACGCCATGTACCATGATCATTCGATTTGACACCCATCAGTGTATTGCATGTAACTACCAATTTGAACTGAGGTAGAAAGGAAATGGAAGATTGAAATAGAGCACGCCCTTGCAATGGATCCTTACCGCTTGTTAGTTGTTTCATCATGCCCTCATTGATAACATCTCCTTTGGAAGGTTCCTGCATAACTGCATAGCGCACTCCCTTCAGTTGAACAATTTCGGGCGTAAGACCGCCTACCTTACCGCGTTTTTCTGTCACCAATGTGAGAGGCACATCACCTTTGTAATTACCGAGCACTTTTTCCATGAGATTCACCAAAACGGATTTTCCATTTTGTCCGATACCAATATACATATTGAATGTCTGATTCGCCGATGTTCCTAGAAGGGTGGACGCTAAGTGTTCCCACATATATTTGCATAACGCGGGTTCTGGAAACAACTTGTTCATAAAATCATGGATTTCGTCGATAATCTTCTGATGTACTCGTGGATTCAATGGAACGTATTCTATGTTTGTGCACATCGATATATTGTCTTCAGGTTGACCCTTTCGAAAAGCCTTCAATTTAAAGTCGATAACACCATTATTAAAACATAACAAATATGGGTTGTTATCTAGCTTTTGTAAGAATGTGCCATCGTAGAACAGCTCTTTCGCCTCTGTCATGATGCATTTTTTATCACATGTATTGGCTAATCTCGAACTGATATTTAGTACACGCATTGATCGATTCTTTTTCCCATCTTCTACTGGTACACCTCTATCCTGCCCGTCGTGTGATTGCAATGAATCGGTACTACCAAATGACTCTCCAGATGAAGACATAATATGCATAATACCAACAGTCTTGCGATTATAAAGATCGCGCATTGTGGTAGATATTGACTTTCTCAGTGTCGTTCCCGAGTCGATTTCTTCCCATCGATTGTTGCGATATCTATACCAGATATTTTTTGAGACACTTACACAAACATACTCATGTTTATACAGCTGAAATAAAACATTCGCCAGGTCGAAATCGGGAACTCTTTCCTTCACATTGCCAGAATTGATGGTTTGTTCAACATAATAATCGATGGTATTGACGCGAATCTTCTCGTATTCTTCGAACGCATCGGTTTTTGCCCAATGAATCAAGGAGAGACGAGTGAGTCCACCTCTCAACCTCACCTCAAACCCTTTCCATCGATCACACATATCAGGAATACAGCTGAATTGAAAGGAAGGAGATTTTGCACTAAATGCGATCCATACAATAAGGAGTCGATTGCTCGTATTACGTAAAACCCAGCCAACTCTTATCCATTTATCATATGATCCATTGCCGAAGTATGATTCGGGCAATATCATAGCGTAATCGTAGGCTGACTTTAGCTCATAATCACTTGGTACGTCTTGTACACTCTCTACAAAATGTGTAAGACACATTTCTAATTCGTCATGATTGCGAATCGATGAGACTACTGAAATATCCTCGACCATATCGATTCGATGTTGTCTAGCATTTGACACATTGGTCTGTGTGTTCAATTGAGACGTATTGTTCGATCCACTATTCTTTTTGAATGCTTCATACACTGGTGCAAAATTGTTCTTGGGAAAGAGGGTTGGATTATCTCTATACCGAACCGACAGTTTATCGCAGTTGTTAGCCATATCAAACTGTGAGATGGGAATTGTTTTTGTGATAATCTCGCTATCGGCAGGATCAATACTGATTTGGTACACTTGGGTTAGACGATAACGGTCATGATTGGGTTTTCTCGATCCGACCAATTGCCAATTTGTCGTGCCCTTACTAATTCCTTCATCAAATACATCGTCCCATGTATTCGTTATCGGTAAATCATTCCACATCTCCTTCGCTCTGCCAATCATTTTCTTGCGTAGGATTTGTTGAATGATATGATCGGCCTGTAGACCAATAATCATATGAATACCATCCTTGGTTAGGTTCTTTTCTGCCAATCGATTCACAGTTGGCTTTTCGAAAACATAAACATTGAACGAAATCTTGGGATCCATTTGAAAGATTTCGCTAATTTCTTCAACATAGGCTTGGACCATATCCTCTATGTGCTCTGGTGTATACTGACGCTCATCTGTATCATATGAATGACGCAAATCTAGATCAACTAGAATAGGACCATCCGTATCGCGCTGTTTTTCTGTTAGATATTCTTTTTTACCAGTTGCTATTATATCGCGATAATACAACCTGATAAATGTCTGATATTCTGCATCTGGAATATGGTAGGTGCCACCATAAATATTTGATTTGGCATCTCCGATTCGAGTATTCGTCTTCTCGATACCAGTAGAACCCTTTTGGACAATATGCTTAGCTAAGAAGTCATGTACGTCCCGATATGCATCCATCTTTGGTACGATTTTCGAGTCAGACATAGTATCGGTAGATTTTGATGTTGCCATCATTGTTAGATTATTATATGAAGCTATTTTTATCTCAGTTTCCTAAATCAATTTTTCACGGTTGGTAAACCGAAATGTATGTTATTTTACAATAAGACCTGCAACTTACATCTGAATAATTATATATCATTGCGTTATACGAATGTTCATATAGGATGTCGTATACTTGTAAAAAATTGACACAACATATGGCTATCCACAAAGGGTATAAAATTATATTTCTATATTATATAAGATCAACCATGAAGTTCTGCGAGCAATGTGATAATATGTATTACATCAGTATTGATGAAAATAACACGAATAATCTGCAGTATTATTGTCGCAATTGTAAATTTGTGGATACGACAATTGCAACCGATGGTGGTTGCATCCTGGATACACAGGTTAGGAATACCGGTCAGCAATTTAGCCATATTGTAAACAAGTATACCAAACACGATCCCACATTACCTCATGTATATACAATTAAATGTCCGAATGGAGAATGTGAATCCAACCATGAAGATAGCAAGGAAAACCCAAAGGTTGTTTACATGCGATATGACGATGCCAATTTAAAATATTTGTATATTTGCACACAGTGCGATACTACATGGAAGACTGGATAATAAAATGATTACATTACTTATTAATACATTTTGTGTGTGATTTTTTATTCTGTGAAAAAATTGATTTATATCATCTAATGAAACATTTAGAAATAATCAGACTATAGTTTATATTATGAATAACAGTGAAGATATTGATACTAGCATCGAGTCCCTTACTCCTCCGCCACCACCTCCACTTTCATCAAATGATACGGAACCAGATGAGTCAATCGAAAATCCGGTAGATGATGATGAAGAAGTGAATGACATGGACAATGATGATGATACTGTGATTGATGATGATGATACGATCAATGACGATGATGATGATGATGATACGATCAATGACGATGATGATGATGATGATGATGATAACAGCAATCCGAACTCTGACGATGAAGACGAAGACGAAAAACTCCCATCTACGACGGAAGCGGATAGTTCTATTTCAAACACACTGTTTGCAGATTTTGACGATGACAGTGATTCTGAATCAGAAGACGATGAAAATTACCTACAAAAATTCGATGATACTACACAACAAAAAGTTATTTCTGAATTCCATCCTGAACTATTATCACATAACTACGATGAAATCGCTACTATGGCACGTATTGTTCGTGATGCAAACGGCATTATTATTGACCCACTACATCGCACACTGCCTTTCATTACACGTTATGAAAAGGCCAAAATTTTAGGTGAACGGGCCAAACAAATCAATGCTGGCGCCAGACCCTTTGTAAAAGTTGATCAATCCGTTATTGATGGCTATCTAATTGCCATGAAAGAATTTGAAGAAAAAAAAATACCCTTTATTGTCAAGCGTCCTTTACCGAATGGGGGGTGTGAATATTGGAAGCTGGCTGACCTAGAAATATTAGTATAATAATCACCAACTAGGTTCGGCGTACGTTTTGAAATTGGTATAGTGGACGGTTAGATCATCTGCTATTTTTTCTCGAAACGTTTCATATTTTAGTACAGTGGCTGCACACCGTATACATGCTTTGATATTTTGTCGTTCTGTATCATAATAATTTTTGTAATGTATTTGTATATCCCAATCTTCATCCCCTATCCAATTTTGTTGATGATTTGACACTATATGCGTCATATCATCATCGACTGCCCTGTCGTAATTACATACATACTCCGCCATACCTATCATTTTGCCACCATGTACACGACTCGTCATAAACCACAATACATCTCCTTCTTTCATGTGGCTCACAATGGTGCCAACACATCCAGCACGACCTCGTTTCACCCCCCAAATTGGATATCGACTATTTTTTAGATTGATCCCGTCGTTTACACGGATAATCCAATGTCTATGTTCTTCTGTCATTTCAAAGGTGTATATTGTTGGAAAAAAACGTTATTCACACACATTGTCCATAAAACATTTATCAATTTTTTACATGTGATTACGATTTCCAATTTTTGCCACAATCGAGACAAGTTACAAAGATAGTGGCCGGTTCATCCGCACTGCGGGTTTGTAATTCATAATAGGTACATCGCTTAGATTTGCATTTACGACAAGTAAACATATCAGTAGATGCCTGAATATCAGTATTTGTATATTTATTTGCATCGCGCTTCATTTTTTGTTCAATGAGAGTACGCCATCTGTCCGGGTTCATTTCCTGATGTGTCATAAACACCAATGTTTGAGGTGCAATATCTCCCGTTTTTAATCTATTCACTAATAGTGCGTCTTTTAAGTTAATATAAATGCTCCTCATTCTATCCAAATAGAGCTGAACGAAATGAGGGTTTTCCCACTTTTTTATTATCTTTTGATTGTTTGCCTCCTTGATTGCATAATTAAAGACACCCTTTTCTAAATTGATGGATATCGCGTCATCATCCACAATTATTTTTAATTTATTCCGAATATTGACACGGAAACGTTCGGAGTTGGCTATGATATGCATTATTCGTATGATTATGTAATTCGTCAAATCTTTATGTAATTCATATAAATATCTATCTTCGTATGCATCAATTTTTACACATACTCTTCTTCACTCAATTCATCGGTGCACTCATAATCGTCTATCCATTTGTTTTCCACCGGTTCTGGTTTCGCCTTTTTGAGTCCCTTACTTCCGACACGTTTACTCGACCGAGTTTTGATAACAGGTACCGCGATTGCAATATCTTCATCGGTAGTTGTTTCTTCGTCATCATCTTCGAACTCGTCTTCTTCTTCTTCCTCCTCGCCTACGGTGGTTTGTTCATCATCATCTACTACAAAATCGTCCCTAACATATCCAGATTTGGTACGGGGAACAGTCTCGTCTTCGTCGTCTTCTTCCTCATCATCGTCATCACCGATATCGTCAAATCCACCGTGGAGATGGTCGTAAATTTTGTCCCATTCCGATTCCGTTAATTTACCAATTGCACCATCTACCAAACTAACTACTGCAACCTTGCCGAAAAAGAGAGTATTGTCAATGGGAGGAGGAAACTCATATTTATTTTCTTGTCCTGCTCGTCCGACAATCTTACCATACACGCCAATTTTATATTTTTTATTGTTTATTTTTACGTCCCATTCCGCGTGAAGGGATACTTCAGTCGGTGTCTTTGCCAACAATTTTTTATAAACACTACTTATATCTGTATTTCTTACATTGATATCGCTGACTTCTCCATTCTTTCCAATAAGTAAAAAAGATCCTGTCATGTCTACTTGACTATATTCTATTCAATAGACCTCACTTCTATATTTTTTTACTTAATATATTTCTACGTTCAAATCATCTAAAAATGAATCGTGGAATATAGTATACAATCCCCCCTCTTTTATGAACACAATTCTCAGTATTGTTTTACCAGTCATTATTAATATTGTTATTTCACTAGGACTCATTTATACATTTCATTCCTTGTGGGAATATATGAGAGACACGTATACACCTCGTAAAACAAAGAATTTAGTTGAAATGCAATTTCATAAATACAAACAAATTCTTGAAGATATTAGTGCCGCGAAACTCATTGAACCGACCATTTCTCATGCGGATATAGAACGGATGGATAATGATCTGACTGCATTCATGAACTCACAGTTCGAATCGACATAATTGTTTTGTAAAGGGGTTAGATATAGTGGTTTATACTATCTATCTGGTCCATCATAATCGTTATATTATAATGGAGCTCACTGCTATTCAATTCTCTCAAATTATTGAACATCTTCCTGCATTCAAACCGCATTACGAAACATCTCGCATAGATTCGGATTCCGATGAATACAATGTTGGAATAGGTATCCCATTAGGAAAAAAAGGTTTCGTCTGGTTTACTTTCAAAGAAGAGAAAGATGTATGTTATCTTATACATCTGAATCGAGATAAAAAAATGTCTCATGCGGCTATGTTAACGGATGCAGCGAATCATACTCTATCACTAGGCACTCTACTCTATGGAACACAGATTATCTGTGAGGACTCTGGTCAAACATTTTTTGTTGTAGAAGATATCTATTACTATCATGGGGTCTCATTACTATCTACCCATTTGGTCGATCGCTTCGCCTGTATGTCAGATGTTATCGAAACATCCGGTATTGTCGGAACAATGCGCTTATGTTCACCTATTGTATGGAATCGCGATCGTTTGGATCCTCTTGTTCATAATATGCCATCTCAATATACGGATACGATTGGCTATCCTGTACATCATGTACAATATAGAACATTGACTACAATTCGTCCCCATCTTAACATCTATAGTCAGCGCAAGATCGTCATTACAAACACGAATCCACAAAAGAACATATTGGCTGCATCTCATATTTCGCAATATACAATGGACTTTGGGAAACCGCAATATCGTTGCCAAACTACGTTTCAGGTTATGGCCGATATCCAAAATGATATTTATCATCTATATGCATACGGGAAAGACAATGCAACATTGTACTACGGTATCGCTTATATCCCCGATTATAAAACCAGCATTCGCATGAATAGTATTTTTCGACAAATACGCGAAAATAGCAACTTGGATTACATCGAAGAAAGCGACGACGAAGATAACTTTCAAAATATTGAGGGAGATAAGCATGTGGATTTGAAAAAACAGGTTGTTATGGAATGTGTATTTCATAAAAAATTCAGACGATGGACTCCGATTTGCATTGCATCTGCTAGATCAAAGATTGTACATATGTCTCGCTTAGCGAGAGACTTTTATGACAATCGCACTACTCGATAAATAAATTGTCATTTGATACATACTATGCTTTCCCATATCATGTATTTACATCTACGCGAGTGTCGTATCTCGATCTAACATAACCTCTTTGGCCAGATTCTTGATAACCTTGTTGTCCAACTTGATTTGCTCCTCTTCGAAGTCGCCTAATACGTTCCTCATCATATTGAAGCAAAAGTCGTATTTTTCGCTTCCTATTTCCAAACATTCTGGGTTGTGTTCTCGCCATTCTATAGTTTTTCCGTAATTCTTTTTGGCTACCAAAGAAATGGCTCTGCGTAGTTGACTCTTGTCTTCATTGTCCTTATCCCACTTATCCTGTTCTTTGATATACATCGTCTCCCGTTTTAAATCGGTACAGTGCATTGGACGCTTAGACACGTCGAGGCCTTTCAATTTGTTCAGGATCAAGTCGGTCATACCTGCAATATACCCGCGATGCCCAATGTTCTCCAGTTCGGACATTTGTATCTCCATGTTCTGAATAAACTCGGACATATTCATTGCATCTTTGCATGTAGTATTGAGAAAAAAATTGAGGTTGAACTTCTGATTGTTGTTTGTGGTATGACTACTTGTTATTGTCTTACTGTCTTTGACTGCCTCTATCAGCTGCTTTTGTAATGTTTGATTTTCCATTTGTTGCTCGACTAAGAGTGATTTGAACTCCTGATTTTGCTTGATTAACTCGATAATCATGTTAGTTGATACAGAGGTTGCCGCAACAGTAGCTTGGCCTTCGGGTGCATCTATTTCTCGNTTTGAGTTGGTGCCAAAAAGAGCCGTTTTTTTATCACAGTCGCTCGATAGTATAGTCAATGGGGTATTCGTATCACTGCATTCTTTCGTGTGGCACTTTTTTATGTGCACATTTTCGCGTTTCATTTCAATCCGATGTTTTATCGTGCCAACGTGTCTTTCGTAATTACTTTTTTTGCTGCACGTAAAGTTGCATATTTCACATGAATAAAAAGGTGCCGTTTTTTTATTCTCTATAAGATTATTTAACATACTTGCCATTTTTTTATGTTTTTTCGTTTGATTGTGCACCATATGTGCCTTTTGTGTTTGAAAATATACAATACATACACTGCATACGTGATCCGTTTTTTTGACGACACTGTCATTTGATCCATGCATATTCGATCCACATGGTAATTGCTCTCTAGATATAATATGTGCTCCATGAATCCCAGCAAGTTTTTTTTCCTTTTCGTGGACATCTTGAATATGTTCACATTCACTTTTTTCTAATATTTCCATTGACCAGTTATACCATCCACCGTGCGATCTAATAGTATCATAGAGTAAATTATGCGAATTTTTATTATGGACCGCTTGTTTGTGTCCATATTTCTTTTGAACAAAATTTGTAGTATGACCAACAAATCGCTCGGTTATGGTGTCATCGATACATTGGATGATATAAAAGATGCTGTTGGAATAATCGATATCTACCCGGGGCATTCACCTAAAAATCTTATAACTATCTTATAATCTTAAAAAAAATCTTATAACTATCTTATAAAAAAGTGCCTAAATTTTTGGGGGTATGTATTTCGTTGAAAAAAGTGTGCAGCGGAACTGAATCTGTTTTTCCGGAAATCACTGCATTATGCTTTAAAGTGGTTTTTCATGATTTTCCAAGAATATTCTCGGGGATGCTCTTCAAAAATGGACAAAAATAAATGTCCATAAAAATGTCCAATCTTCCAAAAT